CAATAGGTTTTTCCCCTACGTTCAAGTAATGCTTCTCTGTTAGCATCTGTAATCCAGATGTAGATAACCAGTTAGGAGCTAAGTTCTCACGTTGCAATTGTTTACGTTCATGTGATAAACGTTCGTATTTAGTCATTGCCATTATTTCTCCTTCTTTATAAGAGGTAGTCGTGACAGGTTTTCTGTCTTCCAACTACGTCTATAGCTGTTAGTTCCAGATATGAAGAAGTCGTGGATCTTGATAGACTTAGCACCTTTATAGAACCAGTCTGCTATAGGGTTATTTGTTATACCATATATAGTTGGCAGTTGCAGCATGGTAAGTACCTCATCTACTCGTGACCTAACAAATGCCTTAAGCTGCGCAGGTGTTATGTCGTTTATAGACTTAATATCCTTATAAACATAGTCAACAATAGCATCCTCGTGAGAGATTATCTCTCGCATTACGGTATGCACATCATCTGTATGTTGTTGTATGTCTATATGAAGTCCAGCTACTTTTGCCTCGTTGAGGTATGTGTTATGCAAAGATGCAGCTAGCATCCCATGAAGTACTTCATCGTTTTTGACAAAGTCTACACCAACTATAGTATTAGTTATTAAGTTATTACCATTGGCTTGAAATGATTTTAGCATAGCGAAGTTGCCAAATAATAATACTTGTTCAATACCTGATACTGTTGCAAGCGCTAATAACTTGTTACTGCTGAGATTGCTAGTTATACGTTTAATCATTTGTAGCTTATCACGTATAACTATGATTTCTTTTTGGTTTTGAGCTGTATCCTCTGGGTCGATATTCATCTCATCAGACATTTTCTGATAGAATGGTGCATGTACTGCTTTCTCTACGGCTGCTATCTGTGAGGCTACGCCATCAATTTCTGAATGTGGAAACCATGAAGCAATTTCTGCCCATGTGTCTCCAACTTGCTGCTCAGTAATAACAAATGAGTCTAGTGTAATACTCGCTAAGGCAAATTGCTCTGGAAGCATTCTCTGCCTAAAGTCGTTTACATCTTTCTCTACTGGTATTTCCTCAGCAGTCCACAAAATGTCTTGTTGTAGTTTGCGTATCTCTTCAGCTACCGGATATAGAATGCGTCCAAATAACGGGTTTTCTGTTTCTATAGGTAGTTTAATGCTCATGCTACTCCTCTAATGGTTTGTAATGAGTTGCAAATCGTGTCATCGGTGTAGCAGTCACTTGTTTAGTACATTGGTACAGTGCACTATCCTTAATTTCGTTAGACATGTTAGTTACCTGCAATTAATGCTTTCAATGGTGAGGATACACCAAACTTAACAACTGATTTAGCTGGTGATGTGTATGGTACACCATTTACTTCACCTGCTCTAGCTGCTTGAGTTGTAACGTAAAATTCACCAAAGTCCTGCCCTAAAGCTACAGCATTGCCTGCTAATAGCTCACGTTTAATGGTGCTTTTGATATGCTCCAGGATACGACCTGCTTCTGCTTTTGAGGAAATAGTTTCATATAAACTAATCTCTTCTACTAATTGTATTTTTGTAAATTTTGCCATATTGTGACCTTTATGTTAATTTGTGCTGTTGGATCATAGTAGCGGTTAAGCTACTAAAACTATTGGTTACTACTAGGTCTTCCGAACCCTTTGCGAGCTGCTGCGCCTCCAGAAAAACCTGCTGCTTTAGCTGCCCCACCATTTACTGCTGGAGTTGTTGCACCAGACTTCTGGGCTTCTTTCCAAGCTGCAACTGCTTCTGCATCCGTTTCTTTATAGATTACGGTAGATGCATACTTCTCAGTATCGCTAGCGAACCTAACTCCAACTGGTGTTTCATCGACAATCTCTGTAGATGATGCATTGTCAGATGGTCTGTAGAAACGTTTAACAGCAACACGCTCTTTGATTTGCTCTTCATATACTTCATACATGTATTGTACGAATACAGTGACATCAATATCAGTAAATTCTGGTATAACCATAAGCGTTTTAGTTGAGTTCTTAAATACCATTTCATACTCTTCAAGTTCGTTCTGTGCAATGCTGTATGACTCAAGATCTTCGATAATACCTAAGCTATCAAGTTGATTAAATCCGTATGCGTCTTTACCTGATTTGTCTTTGAGTAAGTTACTATAAGACATACCGTTTGTGAAAAAGTAGTTAGCGAACATTGCACCTGAGTCTTTATACTCGACTTCTACACATTTTAAGTGTGTATTGTATATGCCAGATGTAGTGATAAAATTACCACCTTCGTCACTTTTTGCTACTGCCGTTCTGTTTATAACTCTTGCCATTGTTAATTGGCTCCTTATTTGTTAGTGGCTAATGCCAAATGTGTTGAAGAATCCAGGCTTATAGCTTGAATTCAAATTCTTCTACTTCGGAATGTTTTGATTTAATCAAGTCGATGTAATCTTGTAGATTAAAATCCCCGTCTTTTGCTGTTTCACCATCTAGTGTAATTGGCATTGATTCAGGCACTTCTTCTATACTCAGAACACATCGTGCGGCTTTGTTAGAATCACGAAGAATAGCAACTCTTTTCTTGGCTTTAACTTCTACGAATACGCTGAAATCCACGACACTGAGAAAACCTCCGAGTTTGCCAAATTTACCCGAGTCTACTAAAGAGTATCTAGCTGTTTTCTCATCAAAGATTGAGTGTGAAATAATTACTAATGAGATACCATTGCTAACAATGTCTTCAAGGTAGTCAGTGAATAGCTTAATTTCACGATCCAATGCTGTGTATACTTTGAAGTTATCTCCATTAAATTTTACATTCAATGCATTGTATGCACTAGTGAATACACGTGATACTGAATCTATCGCGATAGTATCTGGGTACTGTCCTGTTTTAGCTTTATAAGCTTCTGCTGCTGCGTTACATGTGTCAATGAATGATCCCATGTCAACAAATTCGTTTATATTAATGTGTGGTATCTTTAGTGCGAAACGCTTACCATCATGTGATATAACGAATCCGTTAATCAGCGTGCTTAGTAGCTTAGTTTTACCTGAGTTAGGCTAAGCCTGATAACAGTACTTTAGCTGACATGAGGCACCTCCATGCTTGTGGTATATTGTATTTTCATAGTTATTTATCCTTATGAATTCTTATGTACGTGCAGGGTCTGCATAAAGAGTCAGAGGACATGCCGTCTACACGTCTTTCTACCACTACCCCACATTCACAATAGAAACTGCATTTAGTTTTATTTTTTTTTTATCTCTATATGTTTTAATAAACCTAGCACCTAATAGGTGCATCAGCTTATTATCAGTTTCTATTTTGTTTAGTGCTACTAATGCATCACCACCTGCTTTAAATACATGTTTACACCTATCTTGCATATCTGCGTGTGATATATGATCCTTTTGTGTACACCATTCTAAATTAGAGTAATGGTTGTTACTTGGATTATTATCTATATGGTTAACTACTTGGTAGTTTTCTATATTTTTTTTTTATAAATGTTTGTGCAACTAGCCTATGTACTTGAAAGCGTTTTACTTCTCCATCTTTAGATAACGTTACTCGCTTATAGCTACCTAGCATGTTTTCTTGTTTAAGAATTCTATTAGGTTTTCCATCAGATGGTGTTGAGTACACGTTTCCAGCTTCACTTATTGCATACTTACCTTCGTACCCCCATAATGTTCGTGTATATTATGGGAAGACTTAGTAATTACTTATAAGTGAAAATTTTGTATTGGTCTTACAAATAGCGGGTACTACATGCCAAGTTATTATTCCATCTTCATCCCCATTCCACGAACTAGTAGCTCTTTCTGCTTGTGCCGCTTGATGTGCTGTACATCCAGAATACCATCCACATTATAGCCTAAAGTCCTGAGCAAGGACACTACGTAGCTCTGGCTGTTCTTGCCATAGCCGTATAGAACGTGATATAACTGATAACATGCCTTCTATGTAGTTATAGTCCTGCTCAGTAATAGATTCAGTAAGTACACGTACTTCAGTTGGGTATTGCTTAACAACTCCATACTTCTTCGTCTTCTCGTTAAACTTGCCTACTCTACCTACATTGTTTCGTGTAACGTAGATAATACGAATACGATCAGCATGGATACCACGTTTACTGTATAGGTATGCATATGTTAATAGTTGCAATCTATGCTTATATTCAATTCTGTCTGGAAGAGATGTAGCAGATGTTGTCTTGTAGTCAGTGATCGTACATTGATCGTAGGTACCAGTTAGATCAGTAGAAACTGCCCCATCTGTGTATGTAACACCAGGGACGATTATGCCATCATTAGACCCACCAACATAGATTGCTCCGTGAGATGGTGTTGCTGGGATGAGCTCTTCCATGAGGAACTCCTCAACGAATGAAGGGCGATTATGTAGTAAATAGTCATTGATTAGCTTAGTTCCCATAGTTGGGTAGTGCTCACGAATAATAGATCCGTCTACTTCCGTATTGATACCACACTGCTTATCAATGTAGTCCTCCATTTGCTCGCCATTTACTGTACCGAATCGTACGAATGATTCAGCAAAACCATGCACTACAGTTCCGAGGACACTCGCTGTAGAACCAGTAAAACTCTTCTCTCCTAGCATTAGTTCACGCCAGAATTCATTGGTGTTGGTGATGTACTTTGCAATTGATGAAGCAGAGATACGTATATCTCCTGGATTCATTAAGTTCTTGCCATCATAGTACTCAAGATCGATTTGGTTGGTTGTACTCATTGTGAGCTCCTTTTATAGTCTAGTGGGTGAGTTAGTGTGAAATAACTACATGTATTACATGTGCTACGTATGTGTTCGTGCTCTACCACATGGTTCGTGTATGGTGGAAACCCTTTTGCCGCATACGTCGATGTTTTTTAGGAATTCAGACATATTGGAAGTAGTTACGTCGCTGGTAAGTGCTCCTGCTCTAACAAATTCTTTATTTATGTAGGCACTTCCACATTTAAGGTATTTATTCATGTTTATCCTTATTTATGTACTAAGTACTTTTTGTGTATTTTGTACCCCATACTATTGCATTTATTGCGTATAGCTGAGATGGTTGTCCCCTCTGGCAGTTTGTCTGTAAGACGTTTAAGCGAATTGCGATATGTACCATGAGGTGAAGTAGCGCAGTCAGTGATTAGCTGTTCATGTGCTGTTGTCCATTTCATTCGGACTGAAGATGGCAATGGGGGTGGAGTAGGTTGATTGACTACAGTATGCGGAGTAAATGGGGTTGATTTATTTCTGTTTAATGCTGATATTCCATCCAGTGGTGGAGACGAGGCAGCATGTGTGTATCTACTAATACCAAAATTCATTGATTCTACTTTACTTTTATGTAAGTCGTCCCGTTCGGATGGTGTGCGCTCAGGTAAGGACATACTGAGCTGTTCTGGTAAGCTAGCGGTTAATTTACGAAGTTCAATTAGAATTTCGTTTAGTAGTAACTCAAGTTGGTACATTTGTTTTTATCCTGATAATATAGTTTATTGACTTCTTGCTTTGTAGCAAGTCTATAGTCATGCTTTAATGAATCGTATAACCACTTGCTGAAAACTATCATTAAATCTGTACCACCATGTCGTATAATGATTGCGGGAAAGTTACGTTCGTCCTCATACCATTTTTTCACTATAGGAGTGAGGTTAAATCTAGCGCTATAGTGGTTTGTTAGTCTACCGACAGATTGACAAGTACCATTGGCACTCCATCTATATGTATGTTTATGGTTATTTTGTGTTTTAACTATACCATATACCCATGCACTATTAGCAAACTTAAATTCACAGTCAAATTCTGGTTTGCTGAATTCATAGTGTGCTCCATCTTCTGCTGTTATTGATAAAGCGGTAGATGGCATATAAAGCGGTTCTTTAAGCCTATAAGTAAGTTCTTCCGAATATGTTTCAAAGAAAGTAATTTTTAAATCAAACCAATATCCTCGCAGAGGTTTATATTCAACTTCTACATCAGGATTAGCTATAACTGCATCAGCTATAATAGAGTGTTCTTTTAGGATTAGTTTATAATTCTTTGCCTTCATTCTAAATATAGGATTTGGTATTTTATATGGAAATTTAAGTGCTATACAATAGCAGTCATACCTACCAGTAGCATATTTCTCTTTCAGCTCAGCTATCTCGTCATGTGGAACTTCTTTAGTAGAACTTAGTTTTCCATCTACTAAATAGAGAGATTTTATGGTTTTTAAACCCATATCCCCAACTCTTCTTCCCCATATATAATTATCCCAATCAGTATCAGCTGAAAAATCAGAGCTATAATCATATAAATCAGCAATAAGCAAATTATAAGCCTCTTGAGACGCTTCTATATAGTAGCCGTTCCATCTACCGTCATACGTTGTAGATTTGTTACTCATTTGTTTCTCCAAATATAGATTTATCATGATAATATGCAATAGCGACTGCTTCTGCAAGGCCATCCTCTGCCGAGATAAACGTAAACTGATTAGGCGTTAGATTGCAGTTAGTTAGTAAGTTCTGTGTGAAGTTAATAGCTACCTGCTTATCGCGTCCTAAGTCAAGCGCCCTCTTCCATACGTGTGGTGGTACTTGTGTAATAGGAATATTTGTTAATTCAGCAATAGCTAATAGCTTGCCGAAGTTTCGGTTAGTTGACGCAGTCGAGGCAGCTGAATTACCAAAACTCATAGCAGGGGACTCTATAATTATATGTGCTTCAATGCTAGCAAGTGCGTCTTCTATGATGAAATCAACTATAGCATTACAATCTAATTCCTTGTGCGTCTTAGCTGGTGTTTTGATAATTAACTTGTAGGCACCCTTATTAGGGCCAGACTTGATTAATACCTTCTTACCAGCTTTGTCACGTGCAAATACATTAACTGCAGGTTTAGTTACGACTGTACGTGTTGGCATACGAATAACAGTTAGAGTATTGGTCTCAGTGTTAATTCTACATATTCCACCGTTAAGTCCTGGATCGATGCTAATTAATATCATTTATACTCGTTTATATTAAATTCAATTGGTGTATTTACTAACTCATATCTATCATTTAGTATTGATGCACATATATTAGTAAGGTTTCCTTGTATGGTTACACTATACGCTTCATGTATATGTCCTGATATATGATGAGTTAGATTAGGTAGCTCTAATTTACGCTTCTGTAATGAAGTTGAGCCTACATGCCGATCTTTATTATATGTACTGTTAGCACAATCTAACGTATGATATGCTGGATCATGTGCAATTAGAACTTGTGTTGTAAGTGGGATCTCTCCCATATAGTAGATAGTTCCTCTTCAGAATTCATAAAAGCCCAATCACCGAAATTATTACTACGAGGTGACCTATAGAAGTTAACTCCATCTATAGTGATGGATGCGTCCTGTAGGCAGGTAATTCCATATGAGTTGAAAAGCGCCTGCGTTTTGTCATACCCATAAGCTTCTATTTCTACTTCATGGTTACCTGCTATGCGTATCTTATATTTGAAAGGTTGTTTGGTTAGCCATTCTAGGAATGCTATAGTTTCAGTCAGTCCTAGGTCTCTACAACCTATCCAATCGCCAGCATGAATTTAAAATGTCTGCCGTGTATATGGATAAGTCTAGCTGTTCGTGTTTACCATGCGTATCATTGATTGCTGCACATTTCATTATGTTGCCGTGCTAGCTAGTATGTATTGGCAGGCTTTAAAGAACCTGTTAATATCATATGGTATCATGCACCCAGCAGATGATTTAGACTTCTTTGGGTTCTTTCCCTACTATTATCTTAGTAACTTTAATCTCATAGCATGACTCCTCAAATATCTAGTCATCATAGAAGTGTATTCTACATAGGTGCACTAGCTCATAAATGTTAATAGATTTATAGGTATACACACCGTTTGGTATGCTCTTAATTACAAAATCTCTTTTATCTAAATACCTAAAACATACAGAAGTCCCATCAATTTAAATCATTCATCTGTGGTTATAGGTGGACTACACTTGGTCTTAATACTGCTGCTATACCCAAACATGCTTTTCATTAATTCTGAGCCAGTAGCAGGAATCACATTAAAACCTAATACTTCACTTAGTACCTCTTTACTTATCATCATTTATCCTTCATAGTCCGTGGTGCGTACTCACCAAGACATTTATAGTTACGGTCATGGCCTACGAATAGGTGAACACGTTCAGATGCTCGTGAGATAGCTACGTATAGTATACGTAGGTAGTTATTAATGTTCGATGTGTCCATTATATGCACCAGGTCAGTTACATCTACAAAGACTTCTGGAACAGTGCTACCTTGAAGTGAGTGACTTGTCGCCGCAAATAAATGATGACAAATACTAAAACTATCTTTAGCAGCGTAGTATTCCTTCCAATTACGTTCGTCTGCTAAGGCTTGTAAGTGGTTCATAAATTGAGTTTTCACCTTTGGAGTATCAATTACACCTTTGTCAGTTAGAAGCGACCAATAAATACCACAATCCATTACATCCTGCACAACACAGATAGCTCTGTTAGGTATAATAGTTTTACCGTCTATGATAATAGGTGATGTAGGTTTAACTATATCCCCAATAGAGTAAGTATCTTCTGATTGTACAATATACTTTTTCACATTAGAATTATATATTTTAACTGTTTTATTCATGAAACACGCAAATACTTTAGATGGTTGAGCTGTGTTACGATATGCTTTCAGAAATTCACAGTGATTAGTATGCACAATTAGATTAGCAGATGTCTCTGGCAATTCTGGAAGTACCTTGCTATTAGCTTCAATAAGTGCACGGATGGTTAGTAGATAAGATGAAATATCCGATCTAGTTGAGTCCTGTCGCATGTTGATAGTTAGCTCATAGCTAGGGTATCTATCAAGATTAGCTGAGTTAGGAAGTACTAATTGGATAGGGTCACCTACTAGTATTATCTTGGACTTAACACGCGCTTCCTTGAGGTATACCATAAGTTCAGATGTAAGCATAGACACTTCATCGCAGATAAGGTACTCAACAGGAGGCCGTTCTTTAGCATTCTCCATTTTGAGTAACCTGTTACCACCATGTCCATCTGGAACTAAACGCATACCAAGATAAGAGTGAATAGTCATGGCTTCAGTTCTGGATCTGTATTTATCAGGAATCATGTTCTGTAAGGCTGCCACTGATTCATGCGTAGTACCTGTTAATGCTATAGTGATTTTGTTGTCAAGGCAGTGCTTAATGAATAAAGCAGTTGTATGTGTCTTACCAACACCTGCTCCACCTGTAAGGCGACAGATATGCGCATCTGAATTAAGCAGTTGTGATAGTACATCTAGTTGGTGGGGTGATGTACCAGAGATGCTCCACTGCTTAGTTGATATTTGTGCTGACTTACCAGTTGGTCGTTCGAATACGAATGGCTCAATTTGCATTATGTTCCTTTTGGTTTAAATTCTGCGCAACCGAAGTTTAGCTCTATACTGTGCCCAATATTAAATACTGTGCAAGTTTGTTCTTGTTGATGCGCACAGTTAACACAACGAGAGACTTCTAGATCGTTGCACTTAGCTCTGTCGTTCCACCCACGTGCATAGGCTTACCATGCTCGCACCTGTGATAATAGTGTGTTTTCTAGCCGTTGTTGGTCCATCGGTATCTCCCAATACTCATTTATCTCCTGTAATAGTGCTACAATAGAGTCAGTAGGTAGCCCAAGCTCACGGGCA